CCGACGGCGGCACCGTCCTGACCGTCCCGGCTGTGATGCCCGGGATGACGAGCCACGGCGTGAACGCCGCTGCGTACTGGCCGTTGCCGTTCGCGGCGGCAGCAGCTGCTCCTGACTGGAGCGTTGCAAGCGTCGCTGTGTCGGCCAGGTCCACGAGCGCCACGCGGTTGTTCGCTGCCGCATGCGCGGTCAGCTGCTGCGTGCCGGCTGTCGTCGTGCGACCGGGAACGAGAACCTGACCAGGCCCCAAGTCCGGCGTGAACGTGTTGAGCGCCGTCAGCCACTGAGCGTCCACGATGTTGGCGCGGTCGTCTGCACCGCCCGCGAGAGAAACAGCCGCCACGTTCGCAGGAACGTTGGTGCTGGACCCAAGCGTGATGGTGAGGTACTGGCTGTACTGCGTCGCCCATGCGATCGCGTCCGCCTGTGTCGCCAGGTCGTACGAGGTCTCGAGGACGTTGGCGCTTGCGTCGGTGACCTGAACTGCGTAGCCACTGACCTGCCCGGCGATGATGGCAACCTTGATGCCGTTGCCCCACAGACCGGGGGAGTTCGCGTTCACGATCAGCGACGCTACTGCGCCACCGTCGTTGAACGTGTGGGTCGCGATCGCAGCCGCTGGTCCCACAACACGACCGATGTAGACAGCGTTGCCGCCCTCGCGGAAGAAAACGTCCACGCAGTCGTAGAGGCTGCTGTACGTGACGCGCCCTCCGCAGAGCGAGTTGAACTGGTCCAGGTTCTGAACCAGGGTTGCCCTTGTGGTCGAACCCCGGTCGCAGAGACCGGCCATGAACGCAACGCCGGCATCGGTCGGAAGTGAGCGTGGCGGAACTGACGTCGCGACAGAGACCTGAACGCCAGGACGCGTCATTCGCTATCTCCTTCCGTCTTCTTGGCGGTGTGGGCCGTGGTCTTCTTGGCCTCCGCCTGCTCTGAGGGCACGAGAAGCCCCTCTTCGATCAGCCGAGCGTTGTGAGGATCCTTGAGGTCCTCGTCATCCAGCTCGACGAACTCACCGATGGCGAGCATGCGGCCGTCGGCGAGGTCTTGCACGTGGGTTCCCACCCACCTGTGTTCCGTCTTTGCCATCTTCACTCCTCTGGTAGTACGGTGGCGGTAACGGTTTCGGCCAACGGCCAATCGGAGCCAGGTTGCGTCGGCTCCGGATCGACGGTCTTGGGACCGCCGAACCTGTTCACGAGACCAGCTACTTCGATCTCGAATACTACCTGACCTGCACTGATGGTCAGATCGTCGGGGAACGGGAAGTTGTCATCGTAGCTCTCATCGAGCCATTCAGACCCGTCTGCGAAATCCCCGAGGGACTGCTGCTGTAGAAGGATGGTCCGGATGATGGCCGTGTACACCCGAACGAGCTTCATCGTGTCCTGCCTATTCCCGGCAGAGACAAACACGCCCACGCCGATGCTGAAGAAGACGCGGAACGAACCGTCCCCTTCCTGCTTGGGCTTGTTGCGAGAGCTCAGCCCAGGGCTGATGACCACGATGCTCGGCAGCTGGTCTGCCGCCTCCCGGTCGATCTGATTGGCCTTGAGATAACTTCTCGGCTGAGGATGAACAGGAGGGTCTATGTTGGTGGCGATGAGTCCAGCCTGCAACTCATACTCCACCAGGTATGTGTAGAACCACTTTTCGATCGTGTCAAGAACTGCCTGCTCAAGCTGGTCGGCAACGGTGATGTTGTCGAAGATTGTCATTCGCCGAACCTCCAGGCGTTCACGAGGTGATCAGTAACTACCTGACTCATCTCTAGACGATCTCTCATAGTGAACCTGATGAATGGCCTGTGCGCCTGCTGCGTTGCCGCGTAGGGCAGGTCAGATTCGATCGTGACATTGTGTCTACCGATCTCGAGGATCTGGTGCGGTGCGCCAGGCGTACCGAATGCTTCAACCAATCTGTGCCATGCGAACCCGATGCGCGGATCGAGACCAAGACGCTGCTTGCGCAGGAGCCACTCAGTAGACAGCTGCGCCCAGGAGCCTCCGCCACGCCGACCCTGACTCTCGAACGTCGCCTTGATGATGCCCATCATCAGACCCGCGATCGTCTCCATCGCCGGACGAGTATCTATGGCGGCATCCGCCATCCTCTCGAACTTGGCCACGGCACGATCAACGTTATGGGTCTTGATGTAGTAGCGCACTAGAACCTCTTGGTCATCAGATCGTCGGTGACAACTGGAAATGAGTAGGTCGGGGCGAGGGCTGCTGAGGGATTGACCGGATCGGTGCCTCCGCCCGCCAGGATGGAGGAGATCTGCTTGCCGACAATGTTCACCTGGCGCTCGTACTCCTTCTCCAGCTGCGGGTATATGCTGCGGCCAGTGTTGACTTGGTCCGAGAAGTATGACATCTCGATGTCCATCGCCGCTCGCAGGGCGATCAGGTTAGATACGTCGTCGTACATCCCGGCTGGAATCGTGTCACCGATGGAGTCGGCTACCTCCATCCCCGCTTGGTTGATGATTCCAAGTACGTCGGCGCTGCTTGGCTGCGTATCTGCGTTGAAGGTGCCGACCTGGTTGCCATACTTGTCTCGTGTACGCGAGAGAATCTTCAGCCCCACATCTCTCGGCGTCGGCAGGAAGCCTGCCTCTCCAGAGGCGATGGCTTGCACAGGAGCGACCGGACCAAGACCACCAGCATTGTCCTTGAATGTGATCCTGTACCAACCTTGCTGAAGCGTAGCGTGCGTCGTCGTGAAGCTACGACCGGCAGGCTCAGAGGGATCGGCATCAACATCGATGGCGAGGTTTGCCTCGATAATGGTGTACGTTCCGTCTACTGTCGCGGCCTCTTCGATCTGAACCTTCGTCCAGCTGACGTTGTCAAACCTGGGCTCGGGTGTGAAGTCCTCGAAGCTGACTACAAAGGTCATGATGCCCTCCCAGGCCTGCCCGACGAGACGCGGCCTCTGCTGTTGGTGCTGACTCTTCCCAGAGGAATGCTTGGCGTACCGATGTTACCGATGCTACTTTCGCTGGTCTTGCCTAGCGGAATGTTTGTAACAACACGCCCAGTGATGATCTCGCTGAACTGAGACCGTCTTCCTACAGATCCGAAGACAAGAGTGGTGCAGAGAATGACGCCGGGAACAACGAAGATGAGCCTAGAGAGTCTAACGCTCACCGTTGACTGTCCTGTGATGACCCCTCCGACGATTCCTCTCTTGACGATGATCGTGGCGATCACGACGGTGTGCGAGTTGATCTGAGCTGCGACGAGAACGCGCTGCATCACAACGTGACCTGACACCGTCGTATTACAGTTGATGACCGCACCACCGACCCTGCGCAATGCAGTTACGTTGGCCGCTAGAGAAGAGGTGCACGTTACATTAGCAGAACGCACAGCCCGTAGAACCCTCAGGTTTCCGCTCAGTGTGCTAGCGCAGTTGATCGCTCCGCCGGTAAGCGGCTTATGTCCCGCCGTGTTGATGAATGCACTTACCGTCGTCGCACAGTTGATGGTTGCAGGTACGAGTCTGATCTGCCTAACGATCCTGCCGCTCAACGTCGAGGTGCAAGTGATCTGAGAAGGAAGGATTCCACGCTGCATGTGCAGCGCTCCGCTGAGCGTGCTAACGGCGTTGATCTGGGAAGGCTTGATCAGTTTCAGCGCTCTGACGCTGCCCGACGTAGTCATCGCGCAGTTGATCGCGCCCGAGATACTCGCCAGCTTGTTGGTGCGACCAGACAGCGTGCTGGTGCAGGTCACCGTGGCGGTCGGCAGCTTGAAGACTCTGCTGACATATCCGCCGACCGTCATGAGACAGTTGATAGCGCCGCTGATCTGCCTCTTCGGGCGGACGAGGTCGCCGGTCACCGTCATCAAGCAGTTGATCTGAGATGTGACGATTGCATGCTTCCCAGAGATGTTGCCGCTGAGGGTGGACGTGCAGTTGATGCTTACGGTCGGAAGCTTGAAGATCTTCCCCACAGACCCACTGACCGTCAGGAGGCAGTTGATCTGCGCGGGTCGTACCACACGAAGCGCCCTGATGTTGGCGCTCAACGTGGAGACGCAGTTGATTGCGCCGGTGATCTTGGTTAGCTTCGCAACGGTGCCGCTGACGGTCAAGACCGCATTGATGGCGCCGCTGATCCTCGCTAGCTTGTTCACCCGGCCAGAGGCCGAGGAGACGGCGTTGATCGTTGCCGGCAATAGCAAGAACTTCTTCGCTACGCTGCCGCTCGCGGAGAGGAGGCAGTTGATCTGCGCGGGCAGTATCGCTCTCAGGGCAGAGAGGCGTGTGATAGACAAGGACGAGACGGCGTTGATAGCCCCAGAGCGTATTGCTCTTAGGGCTTTGACTGATGCCGCAACGGTAGATACTGCATTGATGTTGGCTGGCTTTAGGAGGAACTGCTTTGCAACAGATCCGCTCATCGTGCTGGTGGCTGCGATGTTGCCGCCCTTGACGAGCTTGTTGGCCGTGACATTGGCAGACACCGTAGAGACCGCAGAAACGCTCGCGGATCTTATCGCGCGAAGAGCGGTAAGGCTGGTCACGCTCACAGCGCCTAGAGCATTGATTGTGGCCGGCACGATTAGCTTGACAACAATACCCTTGTACGTTGCAATCACAGCGGCGAACCCGGAACCATTCGGCGTGAAGGACATGAACTCTTCTTGAGCTGCCACAGACTGGATGATCTGATAGGCGTACATCGTCACCTTGGCGCTCGAATCATTCTCAATCATCGGGTCTGATGGGAACGCGATATATGTGCCCACGGTGCCAGACTGATTGTGAGCATATGTATCAGCGGCATTGTAGAGCGTGATCAGCGCGGTGATGGCTAGCTCAGGCACCTTCGAGATCGTCGCCGTAGCCCCGGTATCACCAGAGGTCACAAGGGTGGGAGAACTATCGGTCGCTGTCTTGTCAAGAGGGCTGCTGATGAGACCCGCGAACTCCTCGAGAGCACCCATACGTGCACCCGTCGGTACAACGTCGAATGTGATGGTGACCACGTCGCCACTCTGCAATGTCCCGACGTCCTGCTTGGTGCTGAGAATAGCGACGCCACGGTTGGTGTCCCATTTCAACACGTCGAGATGCCATGTGTTGCCACGCGAGTCAGCGGCTGACCAGGACGTCGTCGAGGAGGCGATACGTGCACCAACGATTGCAAAGATCGTGTTACCAGCCGTGCAGTTAGCGTTGACTGTGATCGCCAGCGTACTGGAAACAGTGTCGGTGGTTTCAGTCAAGCCGCGCTCAGCGATAAACTTGATCAGCAGCTTTGACAGAATACCAGTGGTCGCGCTCACGCAATTGATCGTGGCTGGCTTGATCAACTTTAGAGCAGCAACGATTCCGCCCAGGGTGCTGTTGGCCAATATCGCCCCGCCTACCCTGGCTAGTTTGCTCACCCTGCCCGACAGGGAGGAGACAGCGTTGATGTTTCCGCCCTTGACTAGCTTCTGTGCAGCCACCGAGGCGGCGACAGTAGACGTTGCTGCGATCGAAGTGGCTGGCGTTATGTTCTTAGGAGCCTTGATCACTCCGCCGCTCAGCGTTGATGTTCCGTTGATCGTCGCGGGAACAATCGGCTTCGTAACAACGCTGGTTCCGCCGCCATAGTTGTCCATGTCGTTGTTCTGTGCAAATCCCGTGTACCCTGCCCCTGAGTAGGTCGTGTCAGTCACCGACCCAATCGGCACACCATTCTTGTAAGCAGTGAGCTTACCGCCGGTCTCGAGCAGAAGACCGACGACATCATTCTGTGCGAATGTGACGCTCAGAGACAGCAGCGTCGTTGGTGTGCCCGAGTCAATGCGAGAGAGCGTGAGGGTGTTGCTACCGGCGTATGATGCTTTGTACCCATTGCCTGTCGCTGCGGCAGTAGACATTCCTGTGAATAGGGTGTAGGTGAATCCACTCACGGCTAGGATCGTGATGTAGTTCTCAATCGGCCTAGCGAACGAATGATTCCACATTGCAACAACGCCAGTGGAACCTGTCACCTTTGCTCCGTCGGAAGCAGGGTTCGGAGGGGAAGCTGACACCCAGTCGCCGCCGTGAGAGACAGGAGCCTCAACAGCGTTGAAGTTATCGAGCACTGGCGTCGTCGGGAAAGCAGGTGCCCGAGCGACAGTACCGCTGACTGAACAAGAAGCAGAAATGTTCGTAGTCGGCGTGACGTTCTTCGGCGGCTTGGTTATCGCCGCACTAACGGTCGAGGCCGCATTTATCGCCCCTGTGATATTTGCCAACTTCGCAACAGAACCACTTAGCGATCCTGAGCAGTTGATGTTGGCAGTCGGGGTGATAACCGCAATGGGAAGCAGAAAGGTTGCAATGACAGCTGAACCATTGGTCTGACTGGCACTTGAGGTTGTCCCCGCAGTATTCTGCGTGGGTGATGCCTTTCCTGTAGTGATACCATACGCAAATCTGTAGTGAGAGGTCGTACTAGTGGCGTCGTTGCTGAGATTTCCCGTCGGCGTCGCACCGTTGTTGTACGTGTCCGAGGTTGTCTTGGTTCCCGCCATCGACAAGAACCAAAGTTCAGCCGACAGAAGAAGCTCGCCAGCATTCGCGTCAGCACTTGCAGCAGCAGCAACATTGGACGTAGCGGTGGTGACCGTACTCCCGCGCGTCTGATCTGCAAGTGTGGACTTGCTCGCTCCCGTGAACTCAGCGAAGGCAGCAGCCATGAAGGTGGCGCTAGTCGACGAGAACGTTGGACTTGTCTCGGTCGCTCCACAGTTCGGCTTGAACCAAATCTCGACATCAGTGCTCGACACAGCCTGGCTCACAGCCTTGATCCATGTACCGTCGTTACACGTGACAGCGTTGGCACCTTCCTTGGCCACCCAGGCCACCAGAAGGTTTCCAGCTGCCGTGGCCGCCGAGAAGGCAGGATGAACGCTAGTCGTGCCCGTGGTAACTGTGCCGATCGAACCGCGAATAGCGACCGCCATTACTCAATCACTCCCACGACACCGTCCACGTAGCGAACGCCTATCGGCTTGTTGGCTCCAGGCGTAATGAGCACCGTACCAGGTGCAGCGTTGGCAACGATGTGCGCTTCAGCCTCGCGCTCCTTGGTCTCGGTACGACACGGATGGCAAAGTAGGATGACATCCGCATCAAAGTCTGTTGTGTCAAAAAGGTCGACGGTAGCCAGCGTTGCCTCTGGCACGATCCGCTGGGCGACATCGATGTACTGCTGCACCCGATCGATGCCGCGAACCTCGTAGCCCATGACGTGCATCATCGCTAGCACAGTACCGATGCCACAGCCAACGTCCAGGAACCGCTTACCACGCGCGACGGTCTCAGCCGTGTTGATCGCTGAGAACAAGATCTCACACGGCAGCAACGAGTATCCGTAGAAGATCTCGTCGTCAGAAAGGGACGGCACCCAGGACAACTCGAGACGAGAGAACGTCTGGTGCAATGCTTCGAGTTGTCCTGGGGTGATGTCCACGTCAGTCCTGAACCAGCGTGACCGCGTTCTGGGCCAGCTGCGGGGTGTCCCCGTTGTTGATCGTCGTCGACGTCACCGAGCACCAGGCATATCCCTTGTCGCCAGACGTGCCGGCGTTTCCGTTCAGGATGCCCAGGTAGGTGATCGTGTTGTTGGTGCCGGTGCCGGTGCTCGTCGCAAACGACTTGGTGGCATCCGACGGGAACGTCTTCGTGTAGGTAGTGGTGCCCGACCCCGCAGCGAAGATCGTTGTGTTGTTCGTCAGACCGAGGCGAGCGTAGCTCGTGTATGCCGATTCCGAGCCGGTGTTACCGGCGAGGGTGTCGTCGAGCGCTGCCGCCCACAGGCCGTGGTACAGCGTCGTATTGGTCAGGCCGAACGCCGTCGCCCCGAAAGGCAGATCGATCAGAGCCTTGCTGAGCGTGAACGCCATCGACCCTGACATCAGAACCGCGATGCGATCCTTGAGCGGCAGACCGAGCAGCTTGCCAAAGTAGTCCTTCAGCTTGCTCGGCCACTGCGGGAACAACTCCTCGATCGCGGGGCACGGAACCCATGGGCTCGTCCGCACGATCATCTTGGTGCTGCCGGCGGTTGCGAGATTCATGAGCTGTATGCCTCCGTGTGAGAGGTCTCCATGGACGCGATCGCGTCAGGGATGAGAACGGTCTTGGTCTTGTTCGGAGCGTCCTCGTCGTAGTGCGGGTCGTTGGGCATCGGGTAGACGTGGTGCGGGTCACCCTCGTACACCAGGTTGCCCTCCCCGTCGTACAAGGGCCCAGACGTCCCGCTGATCTGGTGAGCGATTCCGGAATGGTGCCGCTCGTTGTGCGACTCCTCTCCAGGAAGCAACTCAACGAAACCACCGAGGTCCTGATCCCACGTGCACTCGACCATGCCAGGGATGAGCTCGTCAGTGCCCTGCCCGTCCTCGGCTCTGAGGTGTAGGTTCACAGCAGGCTCGCCTGTGTCACCGTCGATCGGGTGGATGAAGAGCCTGCCCGTACCGTCGGTGACGAGGCGACCATTGAGAAGTGTCTTGGTCATGTTTCCTCTCTTGAGTCAGGAGGGATGGGGAGGTTGCCCTCCCCACCCCACGCGACGGTCAGGACTGGGTCGTCGCCGACAGCTTCGCTTCGAGGCGGTCGGTGACTCCCTTGCGCGGCTCGTTCTCCGTCGCAAGGTTCTCTGCGTCGAGCACCTTCTCGATCGAGTCGACATCGTCGCCGGCAAGCGCGACGGTCTGATCGACGTTGAGACGGTTCTCCTTGATGTACTCCGCCAGCTGCTCGGCGTCGAGGGCAGCAACGTCCACTCCCTCGTCGTCCATGGGCTGAATGACGCGCTGGGCAGGAGCCGACTGTCCCGCCATCGCGTTGCGGTGGAAGTACAGCGCCTCGGCGTCCGAGCCGTTGTACGTTCCCTTGCGGATCGCCTCCGCCTCCTTGTCCGTATAGAAGGCGTCCAACTCCTCGCCACGCTTGACGTAGTCCGGGTTGGTGATGTCCGCCTCCTCGCCCATGCGCGCGATGCGCTCGGTGAGCACCTCGCCGCCACTGGGATCGACCGGGTTCGCTGTCCTCTCGAACCAGGTGAAGAGGCGATGCTTGATGATCTTCTTCATTGTCGCCTCCTTCCTACGTCAGACCTGTCGCCTTGAGAACGGCGAAGGCGTTGTTGGCGTACATGAGCGGCCGGACGCTGGACTGGACCCAGGTCTGCTGCTTCCCGTTCGGATCGCGCCACGTCTCCGTGGTGAGCGGCTGCTCGACCCGCATCTCGCCGACGTTGCCCTCTGCGATGGCATACGCCTGGCCGGCAGTCTGCCGGTTGGTGACGAAGATGTCGATGTCGTAGCTGTCGAGCAGCGCGGCGAGCTTGTCGCCGTAGATGCCCTCCAGGTTGAACATCTCGGTGGGGTTGAGCACCCACAGGTTGTAGTCCATGTCCATCTCGTCCTGCTCGGCGATGAGATCCGCCTTGGCGAAATCCCTTGCCGGGAACAGGGGCCAGTTGGACCCCGAGGCATACGTCGTGTTGACGCTGCCCCAGCTGACGCCGGTGAACGTGCGCGAGTTGGCCGTGATGAAGGCCTCCAGGATCTGGATGCCCCTCTGGTTGATCTTGCGCACGATCGTGTTCGACAGCTGACGCATTGCCTTGGTGAACTCCGAGACCTGGTTGCGGTCCCTTGCCTCGTCGAGGAAGTAGAACTTGCCGCCCCACTTCTCGACGACAGCCGCTGCCGGTGCGCGGCGGCTGAACGACACGATCGGGAACTCCGACCCCGGCTCGACACGCTGAACGTCGCGGTCGGCGTAGTAGTCGGGCGTCACCACGATGTCGTAGATGACAGCGCCGCCGGTGACTCCGCCTGCCGACTGGAACACGCGGTCCACGAAGAACCGCTGCCGAGTCAGGTCGAGAACCATCGGCGTCAGAACCCGCGTGGGATTCTGAAGAGCGATGTCGATCTGGAACACCGTGCCGCTGAACGTCGGTGCCGCCAGCGGGTTGACGACCGCGCCGGGATACGGAGCGGCGGCAACAGCGGGAGGTCCCTCGAAGCGAGCAGCGACGAAGTCACTGGCCGCCTTGAAGCGTGCACGCTCGAACTCCGGATCCATGCGGCCTGCGATGACCAGGTCGGAGACCGTCGGGTCGTCGACATAGACGCGCGGGCCGTGATCGATCTGAAGAACACGTGCTGGCATGTTGTTGCGCATTTTTCACCTCCCTCTGGGTTAGGGTGACAGGACCTGGGTGGCCGTGGCAGCAAGCTCGACGATCACGTCGAGACCGGAACTGCCGACGGTGGAATGAGCGTACCCGACGATGACGCTGCCGGTCGTTGCCAGCAGAACGCGACCCTGGGTGTCGACCTTCAGAGCCTGTCCTGCCGTCACTGCGGCACCCGACGTCACGGGCACGAATGTGCCCGCTCCGCGGATGATGGGACACTTGCCGTTGATGGCGACGTCCCAGCCAGCGACGCCGGAGACAGCGCCACCAGCCGTCGGAGCAGCGGCGGCGATGAGGTTGCCACCGTCGTTGGCCGCCAGAGGATCGTTGGCAAGACCAGGACCCTGCGACTGGTAGGTCGTCAGCGGCCCCACGAACGTCTTGCCGGTGATGGCGTATGCCGCATGCACCGTGATCTTCTGGGTGTACGCAGCCTCGAAGTATGAGATGCACTCGTTGTTCATCTCTACCTCCGATAGCTGGCGTCGGCCTGGACACGAGAGCGACGCGACATCGCGTTGCCAGCGGCAACCATCGCATCGTGCTCGCGCTGAGCACGAACCTCCGGGAACAGAGCCGACGACCAGTCGCCGACCAGTTCCGCGGTGATGCCGTCCCCGCCCTCGCCGCTGGCCGCCACGTCGCCGTGCGCCCTCAGCTCGACAGGGATCAGACCGGGCTTGAGAGACGCCAGGGTGGCCTCGCCGTTCCGGTCCACCTTGAGCAACTCGAGCCAGTCGCCCTTGCTTGCGGGAGAGATGCGGCCGTCCGCGATGGCTGCGGCCACGACGCCCTCCCGCTCCTTCTCGCGCTGCTTGGTGATGAAGTCCGAAGACTCCTTCGTCGCAGCGACGAGTCCTTCGTACTGCGTCTTGTCCACCAGGACTGTGCCCGGCGGAAGCGCACCGCTCGCCGCCACAGCAGCAGGCTGCTCGGCAACGGGAGCGGACTCCGGCGGAGCGTCTGCCGCAGGTGCCTCGCCAGCGGGAGGAGTGGCAGCCGTGCCCACTTCGACCTCTGGCGTGACGCCAACTGCGGCGTTCAGCTCGCGGAGGGTCTCCTGAAGCTGCTCGTCGGACGCGTCCTCCGGCAGTCCCAGGCGCTCACGGATCTGCTTGGGATCCATCGAACCTCCTGTTTCGGGTTGAGGAAGGACGCTGTCCTCCCGGTTGTCCCAGCTTGCGGCAACTGTCCTGCCGATTGCCAGGGTTGCCGCGACGAACGATGCCGCAGCCTTGTTGGCTTCCAGTGTGTCTGGAATGTAATCGATGCGAACAGGCTGCGGGTCGCCGAAGCTGACCGCTCCCTCTGCATCCGACGCGAAGGACAGCTTGAAGAGCTGACCCGACTCGTCGTCTTCCACCACGAGCTCGTTTGGGTCGACAAGGATGGCCTGGATCCACCACCAGTTCGCATCGTTGTTCGACGCCACGTAGTCCTGGTAGAAGCTTCTGCGCACGTCGTCGAGGTTCGCCGACGCGGCAGTTCCGCTCTTCTTGAACGGCATCTTCACCTCTGGATCACCTCCGGTAGCTGTCAAGAGCGCCGGGTCGACGACCACATCCGCCGGCATCTCTTCGCCGTAGTACTGAGGAAGATCCTCCAGTACCGAAATGCCCGGCCAAGAGACACCGAGCAAGGAGCAAGCAGAGATCACGAACCGCCAGTGCTTGCCCGTCTGACTGACCATCTGAACCCCATCGATCTCGAACTCAGGTGGCACATCACTGTACCCTTCGATCGAGCGCGAGGGGAACGCGGTCGGCATGATCTCTGCCAACCACTTCGGCACCCCGACATAGTCGGCGTAGATCTCCATGCCGTTGTCGGAGAGCCGAAGATTCGTTGCCACGCCGAATGATGGCGAACCATCGTACGTGTTCTTGTCGTTGAACCGAGGATCGATGTGCCCGATCTTCAAACGTGGGCGTGGAACACTCGGGTCCTCGTTGGCAGCCATCACAGCGTCGCGCAGGTCTTCGGGCGTGAACGTCCTCGGACCAGTGCTCAGCTGATACTCCCATCCGGCGTGCAAGATTGGAACGTTGGGCACCGTCACTAGGATGGGCGAGTCGGACGCCATGATCTTGGGCTTGCCCTTCACCCTTTCCCAGAACGATGCCCTGACAGGCGCAGGGGTACCCGAGGAGGGAGCACCCGACGGGTCCCCTGCGGCTTGAGTGATACT